TCATATCACTCTAAGATGGGTAAGTATGCAAAGATAAAAGCAATAGAACATTTTAATGATGACAGAACTGATATCAAAGTTATATCTACAGCTAGAGCTTTAGATGAAGGTTTTGATATACAAGATGTTACTCTTGCTATTATCTGTAGTGGTACATCTACTTCTAGACAGGATCTACAGCGCACGGGTAGAGCAATACGATGGGCTCCTGGTAAGACAGGTCTTATTGTAAATTTGTATATTCGTGATTCTCAAGATGAGAAATGGCTGAAATCTAGACAAAAGAAAACAGTCAATACAATCAACGTGAGTAGTATAGATGATATCAAACAACATCTAGGACAAGCCTCACTTAATTATTTAAACGTAGAAGAATGATTTTAGAAACACCCAAACAATACGTGGACTTTTTGACAAAACATGCATTAAGTCCATCACAGTTTTTGTTTTTGTATATACTTTATGAGAATGATTATGCATCCTTATATAAGTATGTACATCTGGAGGGTGGATTTACTACGTCTGAGTTACACGATATGGTAGAACGTGGTTATCTTATTGATGATAACCCTGATACCAAGTCATCTCTAGCTGATAACTATACAGTTACAGATAAGTTTATTAAAGATCTTTACAATACTGATGCTAATTCAGCATACGAAGAGTTCTTTGAAGCTTATCCTATACATATATATGTAGATAGCAAGAGACTCCCTGGTCGTAATGCGACTATGCGGACACGTAATTATTATAAGAAAAAAATTGCTACAAGAAGAGCTCTGCATATGAAAGTCATGAAATGTCTTGACTATGCAAAAGATAATCACTTGATTACTATGGGTATGGAAAAATGGATAGAGACAGAGCAATGGAAAACTATTTTAGAACTTATGAAAACAGATATAGATGGATTCGAATCTCCAAACGAAAAGATTTACTAGTCTTCAGATTAAGACAGCAGATCAGGCTATTAAGGAAGCCGATAAATTCCTAGAAGAAGGAGCTCTAAACAAGAGACCCTTCCTCGCTACACGGTGGCAGAAGGTAAATACTATGCTACTTGGTGGTTTTCACTTTGGACAAACATACTTTCTTGCCGGAGCATCAGGTCATGGTAAGTCTTTCTTTGTTAACATGTTGCACACAGACTTTACATCGTATTATTTAGGTAATCAAGACGTTAAGGTATTACACTTTAGTTTTGAAATGCATGCCAAAGATGAGATGATAAGAAAAATCTCACAACTTAATGATGTTGACTATAGAAAACTTGTATCATCTGATAGACCTCTTACAATGGAAGAGCTTAAACTTATTAGAGATAGTTATTCTCGTATGAAGAATAAGAATGTTTACTATGTTGAAACCCCCTCTACTAGAGATAGAATATATGCTACTATTAATGACTTCTGTAATGAATTCAAAGATAGTAAGATAGTTGTATCTCTTGATCACACTTTACTTGTTACACCAAATGCAGGAGAGAATGAAATACAATCTCTTGCAGAACTAGGAAAGATGTTTATACAAGTCCGAAAAGAATTTGGAACTTGTAACATATTAGTTGGTCAGATGAATGACAAGATGGAATCTAAGGAACGTAGAGATCCTACAAATCCTTCTTTACATTATCCTACTAAGACTGATATACACGGTAGCAAACAAATCTATCACTCTGCTGATGTGGTTATGGTATTACATCAGCCTATACTTCTTAACTTAGAATACTATGGTAAGAAGAGATTTCCTACAGTAGATCTTGTTGCTCTGCACTGTTTAAAGAATAGAACAGGTGTTGCAGGACTGACAAGATTACGTAATAATCTGACACATGGTAGGTTTGACACCTACGAAGAAAAACTTTTTTAAATTAAAATAAAATATAAATTATGGAATTACCCACTCAAGTTGTTAAATCAAAAACAGTAAACCCTTCACTACTAACTATCTTCGGACAATCAAAGGTAGGGAAGACAACCATGTTATCTAAGTTAGATAACTGTCTAATTATAGATACAGAAAAAGGCACGAAATATGTTGACGCTTTAAAGCTCCAAGTTAATAACACTGCAGAACTCAAAGAAACAGTGAAAGCTTTAAAAGGAGATGAAGGTACAATATATGATTACATTGCTCTTGATACTATTGATAATGTGGTTGCGTGGTTCGAAAAAGACGTAGCCATTGCTAATAATGTAGAAAGCTATGCAAAGATTCCTTTTGGTGATGGTTATAATCAGGTAAGAACTAGAGTCATGAATATGATTGCTGCTCTTATGGATTGCTGTGATCATATTATTATCATTGGTCACAGAAAGAAAACTATCATAGGAAACGATTCAGTTGAAGTAAATGTAAGCTCTCTTGATTTATCTGGAAAACTAAAGAATTATGTCATGGCTAAGTCTGACGCTATTGGTTTTGTATACAGAAATGAAGAAGGTAAACTACAGATATCTTTTCAGGCATCTGATGAGATTGAAGCAGGCACAAGACTGCCTCATTTAGCAGGCAAGATCTTAGATTTTGACTGGAAAAACATATACAAATCAAATTAATTTTGTATATTACATATATAAATTTAATATAATTCTAAATCAATTTTTATGTACAAATTAGTAGAAACTCAACCTAATACTAGCACTTATAAATTAATGAGTGCTGGTATTAATGAGAATGTTAGTCTTATGGACGTAACATTCGATACTCTAAGACAAGATGGAACCGGAGGTAATGTTATAAGATTTTATTTCCAAGACGAAGAAGGTGCTAAGTTTACACAAACTTACATGGAAGTTACATCATTAGAAAGACTACAAGAGTCATCTAAGAATGCAGCCTCTAGCGGAAGACCTTGGTCTTCTACACCTGAACAATTACATAAAGACTTAATACGTAATGTAGGAGAGTCTCTTAGACATATATTGTCTTCTTTTGTTCCAGAAGACAAACTAATTCTTAGTGGTGACACTTGGGATAAGTTTGGTCAAAACATTGTAGATCTGGTAGGTAACTCCTACGAAGGTCTAAAGTTTAAGGTAAAGTGTGTATATGATAAGCAGGGTAAATATTTACAGTTTCCTCAGCGAGCAATACAACCTTTTATCTTACCTCAAGATAGTGCACAATCGCTTAGTATCTCTTCTAGAGATAATTTACAGGCGGCTGCACCTACTAGCGAAGCAGAAATCGCATCATCTGAGTCATCAGATAGTGGTGATATTTGGTAAGCTAGGTTTATTCTTATGTAAATAAGTTTAGTTTAAATTTCTAGAGAAGGGTGCCATATGGTGCCCTTTTCATTTTAAAATCAATTAATATGTATAGTTTAAATCAAGTTGTAACGAAAGAGTTTATACTGAGTAGACTAGATCAGGTACAAATACTAGAGTATTACCTGGGAATACGTGTTAATAGTAAGAGTGTTAGATCTCCTTTGCGAAGAGATAATAATCCTTCCTGTAGTTTCTGGGCGAATGGTAGTGGTACTATTTATTTCAAAGACTGGGCTCAAGGATTTAGTGGTGATTGGATTAAGATAATACAATATAAGTATGGTCTTAACTATCAAGAAGCACTACAGAAATGTGCAGAGGATTTCAATCTTATTAATGGTAATAGTGTTATATCTGTAGGTAAAATACAAGAGTATTCTAAAATTAAATTAGAACCCAAAGAGTCTGTAATACAAATAAAGGTAAGACATTGGGATCAGTATGATAGAGAGTATTGGTCTTCGTATAATATCAACAGAGGAACACTAGATATGTATAATGTATATCCATGTGAGATAGTATTTTATAATACCAAAGTTATATATTCTAGATCTAATAATGATCTGGCATATGCATATAGATTTGGTACCGGTAAATATAAAATATATATGCCGCAACGAAATGCTTTTAGATGGATATCAAATTTTAATAGCTGGCAAGGGTTAGATCAATTACCTGAGACAGGATCATACTTGATTATTACAAAGTCTATGAAAGATGTTATGTGTCTTCGTAACCTTGGTATTATATCATGTGCTCCTTCTTCTGAGGTAGTGCAAATAGAAGATAAAGAGATAGAAGATCTATCTACTAGATTTGAACATCTGTTTTCTTTTATGGACTTTGATTTACCTGGTGTGAAGATGGCTAACATGCTTTTCAGAAAGTATAATGCTCAGCCTATGTTTCTAACAGACGGTAGGTTTGGTAGTAAAGATTATAGAGCGAAAGATATTTCTGACTATTATCATAGACACGGACTAGAGTCTACGTTAAATCTAGTTGCACAAACAAAAAAGATGTTTCCATGGATAAAATAGAAATAAGTATACCTTTATTTTTAAAGAAGGTAATGATATCAAAAGCCAGGAGAATTAAGTATTATAAAAAAGGCGGTAAAATACCGAAGAAATATAAGAATAATACTTTTGATTCGAGAGGTAGAATGATAGATGCAAACGGTGAGTTTGTTGTTGCAAATCCTAGAACTATAGGTAAACCTAAATATCTTACTATAAATGGACAAGCTTTGTATAATGCAAGGATGAGTCCACACATAAGATCTAAGGTTGTAAATTCAGTCAAAGATTCTTTCTTACCATATATGAAACATATTGGAAAGATAGAGAGCTTGCCTATCAGAATATCCTTAAAGATGTATGATACAATAAGACAAGCAAACTGGGATCTAGACAATCAGTGGTTGTATAACAAATGTTTTCAAGATCTTTTAGTCAAATTAAATATAATACCAGATGATGATATTAAATATGTTACAAAATCAGCAGCTCCTGAGTTTGTTCCTGTAGATAATGAATCACAACGTAAACTTGTATTTACATTAGAGCAAGAAGAACGTGAAGAAATATTAAAATATAGTTATTATGATGAACTTTATAGCAACGATTAGCAACGGTAGAATTATACCAGATCAGCCTCTCGTAGTAAACGATGAGCTGAAAACCTATCACGATAAAGTGGTAGAGATTAGCATCAATAAAACCAACAAGCGTACCAATCCTCAGAACCGGTACTATTGGGGTGTAGTTGTACATCTTATAAGAGAAAGGTTCATTGAGCTTGGATACACTCGTACAGATATTGATGATCATAGCGTTACCAGTCCATTGACTAGAGACGATGTACATCAGTTTCTTAGATCTAATTTTCTAAGAGATGATATTGTTTCCGGTGATGGTGAGGTATTAGGTACATTATCAAAGTCTACTAAACAATTGTCTACGGATGAATTTGTTAAGTATTTAGATAATGTAAAGAATTGGGCGGTAGATAGTTTAGATATAGAAATACCAGATCCCAATACAGAAATTAAGTATAACATACAAATAGAAAGCAATGGGTAAAATGAAACAATTGTTTATTGAAATGCAAGAAGAAGCAGCTGAAGAAGCAAGACAGCAAGTAGGTATGAATATACCAGAAGAGCCTGTAATGACTAGTAATAAGGAACCAGCTATACTGTGTCCTAATTGTCATAAAGGTTATTTACACTTTAACTGGAAAACTAATGAAGCTAATTGTCCTAAGTGTGGACAGAACTTTATTCATGTAGGCAATAACACAATAAGATTTAAGTAATTCAAAATTTAAAACAATTATGAAAATAGTAAGTAATTCAGATATTCAGAGTGTAGGCACTGTGAATAAGAGTATAGACTTTGGAATAGACAAAAAGAATATAGGTATATTATTCAGAGGTTTCTCTGATACTTTATATTCTAACAAGATTGGTTCTATCGTTCGTGAGGTAACTTCTAACTGTTTTGACTCTCATAGAGAAGCCGGTATAAAAGATGACGTTGTCATTACTATGGTGCCAGCAGATCCTTTGACAGGAAAGAACGGTAAGATTAGCTTCCAGGATGTGGGTGTTGGTCTAAGCCCTGAAAGAATCAAGGATATATATTCCAAGTATTTTTCTTCCACCAAGAGAGATACAAATGATGAGATTGGTGGATTTGGTATTGGTGCAAAATCACCTCTAGCATACACAGATGTATTTGAAGTTAACACCATACACGGTGGTATACTTTACAGCTATGTTGTGCATAGAGGAGAAGAAGTTCCTGTTATCAAATTATTATCACAGAAGAAAACTGATGAACGTAATGGTACTACAGTTATTCTTCCTGTAAGAGCAGGAGATGAAGATAGATTTAAATCTGAGTGCAAACACCAGCTAAGATTCTTTAGTAATATACATTATATAGGACTAAATATAGATCGTAACTATAAGGTTATAGAAGGTAAGCATTGGATTGCATCTACTAATAATGATCCTGATTATCGTCTGTCTATATGTCTAGGCGGTGTTAGCTATCCTCTTGACAAGTCTCAGGCAGGTCTTGGTCAGTATGGTGATAAGGAGATGTATTGTGATTATTACAATGCTACTACAATCGCTTTGAAGTTTGATATAGGTGAGATAGATGTTACTATGTCTCGTGAGAACGTTGAGTATAACGACAGAACTATTAAAGCTATACAAGATAAATATAAAGAAGCAAGAGCAGAACTGCTAGGTATGTATCAGGAGTCATGGTCTAAGGTTACAGACTTTAGAAAGTATTTTATAGATGCTAATAATAGAAGTCATAATACTATAAAGCTTCCTATAGGAGAACATACTATTGATATTAGTTTTACTATGAGTAGTATGGATCGTCCTGTCTTTGCTCCTTGGGGTGTAGCTGTAGATTCTACTCTGCTAGCAATGATTCTAAAAACATATAGAATTATAGATGGTGAAAGAAGTCTAAAGAAGTATGGCAATGAGCCTGATAAACTTTTTAAAACTTATGACTTAGATCACTGGTTCAGAAAAGCAGACAAGCTTAGTTCTCTAAAAAGCAATTACATTCATGATGAGCTTATTAATAGTAGTACTTTTGTTTGTGTTGAAGTAGCAGAAGTAGATTGGAGTAAGGGTTCTTTCTTACAAGATAAGAGAGCAGACTATGATATAGTTAAGCCTTTGTTGTTAAAATATATAAAAGACAACACTAGCAGCTATGATAAGATTGTAGTTCCTGATTCTTACAAGCCTAATGTACCTACCAGAGTTAAAACAAAAGCTCCAAAAGGTGCAGTATGTGCTAGGATACCTCACTTTGAAAGATACTATCATAGAGACAATGAGTCTGATATTACCTATAAGAAACTAAGTACTACTTATATTGCCGTAGAGAATGAAATAGCAAAAGGTAATACTATTATATATGGTACTCAAGATGAGATAGATATTCTGAACAAGTTTTGTCTTATATTTTCTTATCTAGGAGGTAGACAAGAGAGAGTAGGAGATAGAATAGAGATTAGTAAAACACGTATTGCAATACACAAGATTGCAAATAGACATGTTAAGCATTATTCTGATATGGGTGCATTATCCATAAAGGAGTACATTACTAAGAATTATAATTTATTTATATCTTTTAAACACGCTGGTTTATTTAACTCTTTCTATAGAAATCTTACTTCATTGTTTGAAGAGCTAGAAGTTTTTCCTATTAAGTTTCAAGGTATACATACCGTGACTAGAAATGTTACTAACTGTGGTCAATGGGATGAAATATTTAACAAAACTAGAAGAGGAGACAGTGTTACAAAAGAGAGCAGTCAGGAAAAAGAAGTACAAAAACTTCTACAGTATTATAAGATACCTTATGCTCCTGATAGTTATACTGTAAATGGTGTTAGTATAAAAGCTTTTAACGATATGATGAGAAGTATATACGATGAAATACACTTTTTATCTTACACTGTTAACATCTCTAATAGTCATATAAGAGAGTACAAAGAGACTCCAGAAAAAGGTCTAAACATATTGAAAAATATTATAAAAGACCATTATAAAGTTGTATATTATAAAATCAATAAATTTAAATAAAATGAGTAAAAATCAAATATTTGCAATACGCAGTGACAAAGATGTTACTGCGTTGGTCAACGGCATAAGCTACTACAAGAGTGAAGCTGATAAGACTAAAGCTCAGTCATTATACGAGAGAATAAAGACTGTAGCATTGAACCCAACTAATTTACTTGTAGATGAGTTAATACAAGAGTTTGATCCTACATCTAAGATCTATGGTCAAGAGAGTCTTGTAAGAGATAGTATGGGTAACTGGTTCCTAAAAGGTTATAGCGAACCATTACCTTCTAAACTTCTAAATAAAATGAGAGAGTTTATAGAGAAAGATATTCCTCTAACTCCTCTTGTTAACTTCTGGAAGTTGACTATGTTAAATCCTGCAGATCATGTAAAGCGTGATTTGTATAATTTTATGGATCAGTATGAGTTTCCTATTACAGACTCTGGTTATTTTATAGCCTACAAATCTGTAAAGAAAACCAACAAGACATACAAAGCTGTTAATATGTGGATACCAAAAGAGTATATACAATTAAAAGCGTCCGGTAAAGATCCTAAAGACTATACTGTTGTAGATAAGAAAGGTAACTTCTCTGTAGTTGAGACTGATCTTATTACAAACGACAGTGGTGACTATATATCTCCAGATCATGTTGCTGGTAATCTTGATGAAATGTTTAACAGCATCAACGATCTC